TAAATCCTCCAAGCTGGCAGTGATACATTCCATGCGCCCGGTGGAGGGCAGTCGGGGCCTTGCTATATCTTGCCAGTATTTCAGCATTGTCCGTCTCTATTGTAGTGCCGAGGGTTGACTGGCCGGGGATCACCTGGGGTATCTGATGCAGGTTGTCAAACATCCGCTCCGGGTTTTTAGTTTGGAATACGTATTTATTGCCGGGGTATTTATTGCAGTGCCGCAGGACCGCATCAATCTCTTGCTGTGGCATTTCAGCGGCGAACAGGTCTATGCAGTTGCCGACAAATATGGTTTTGCCTTTGCCGAGGTCGGGCTTGGGCTGGGGGATAAACTCCACCGGCTGGCCGCCGATTGCATGGACATAGCAGTAAGAGCATTGGTGGTGACATCCCCGGCCAACGGGCCAGGTATGGGTGATCCAGTCATACATATTGGAGCCGGGCTTTACTTTATTTAGCGACATTGGTCAACCCTCTTTTGTTTACATTTTTTGCAAGTAACTTTTTTAACATCTCTTGTCGCTTCCCAGTTTTTTGTTGGATCAAGTCCACATTTGGTGTAGTGTCCATGGCAGGTATATTCTTTGAGGTGTATTACTTTTTTCATTTCCCCTCCTTCAATCTCTGTTCAACACACCATATAAACGCCGCTTGTATTGCTTTGGCGGGGTTAGCACATTCTTTAATGATTGTATCGATGCCGGTTCTATCTATGATTAAACCATGTGCCTCATATATATCAGATGAATCAATCCTTCTCAATGGTTCCCACCATATCTCATACCCCAGCGTTTTAGCGGCGGCGTGGAGCTTGGCAATATCTGTTTCTGGCAAATGCAACAATAGTGCCAATTTAGTTTTACTACCACCAAATGCAAAATATGATGGGGCGCATGACTGGCTTATGTTTTTCCACCGCTTATCCACCTCCGGCAGTTTCATGATCGCTTGTTTGAGTGTCAACTGTTTCATGGTATCTCCTTTACAATTTATCTATGTACACAAGCTGTAGCTTCTTGCCGTTTACGTCATCACAAATTAACACGGCGTATTTGTTTGCTTTGCTGGCACAATAGGCAGCAATGGCTGTGTCCTTAAGCGCTTCGGGGGTATCTGTCCATCCCCAAACACTAATAGTCCTTGATTGCCTATTAACCCTATCGATCATCTTGTCATAATCGGCCTCGATCTCTTTCCGCAAGGCTAATTCTTGGTAGTAAAGTTTCTTGTAATCCATGATATTCTCCTTTATGGTTAATCCATTTTCCGGCCATCGCAATTATCACAAAATTGGCCGTTTTCTTTTTGTTCTCCGCAAACCGGACACATTTCAAACTCTTCACAAATGCAATATCCGTCTGGTGGTAATTCACCACCACAATGTTTACAACGCATTTTTCCCCTCCTTTAAAAAACTAAGGGATGCCTTACTTAGCTTTTCTGACTTGTGAGAGTGCAGCTTCGCTTTTGGGGCATCCCGTTATAAACAAAAATAGCCGCATCTCTCACAAGATAAGTATAGCCGAAAAGTTGTTATTTGTCAAGGATTATTTTAACGCTTTCAAATAAATATTTTTGACGTTATCGGCCCATAGTCCAGCATTGGCAGGACACCATATCCCGGCCAGCTTTTCTATGTCCACCAGCCCGGTTGACTGGTATTTGCCCTTGTGCTTTGCCAACAGTTCCGCCGCCGCATCCGTGGCGGAGTAGTGGTCTATAAACTCCAGCAGTTTTCCTTTGTATTCCAGCCCGTAGATGTTATGGGCTTTGAGCATCGCCGGGGTCGGGCCTTCCGCCCTTGAAATACAGGGCAATAAATATCTGTCTATTTTGTATTTCTCCGCAACCATCAGCATCACCGTTGGGGCTTCGGGCCAAGCGTCAATAAGCCGGATCGCCTTTTTGTCCTGTTGCAGTATGGCGGTTATGGTGTTGATCGCTTCCGCCTCGGCCAGCACTGCATCCTCTTTGGCCCATTCGCTGTCAAGCCGGTGGAGGAAGGCCCATGTCAGCCCCAGGATGCAGAGGGCGGCGATTACCCAGGTGAGGAAGGAGTGGAGGTGTTTCATTTGGTGTCCTTTAATAGTTTTTATTTTTATCCCCATTGTTCTGCCATTGCGTTGGCGATGCCGGGAAATGTTTTACTACGTTCTTTCCACCTGTCCGGGCCAGGGGGCATCTTGTGAATCCGGTGTTCCCTGCCTTCAACAATGTTTGTCGGTATAAGTTTTGGCAGGTTGTATAACCATAAGCAAGTGGCTTTTGTTTCTCCGTGTCCAAACATCCAAGGCTGAATGATCTGGTCTGGTTTTCGTAGCTTGGTGGATATGATACTTATAGGGTTTTCAATGCAAAGATGTTTAACTGGCAGGCCCATTAAAAAGCCCACAAACCGCAGAGCCTTTTCCTGTTCTTCCTTTTTGTCCTTAAACCACCTGGCCCCGCTAACCGCCAAATGGGTGCAAGGGGGGTGTGCGATTACCATATCCCATAACGGATAGTCAACCAAGCAGTCCTTAATATCCCCCTGATAGTGCGGCCCCGGCTTGTCAGTCGGCAGTAAATCACAGGACATTGCATCGTGGCCCTTGGCTATAAAAGCATCACGGACAATGCCGGAATATTCGCAGGCCACAAGTATTCGCATCTTACGCTCCTATCAATTCGCTTATTGCTTCGGCTGGCTCATGCCGTTTGATGATGATGACAGTCGCCGGGCCGATCTCCAGCCCGTAGCTTGAGCCTTTTGCATCCACCACCTGCACCGACTGGTCAGCCCGGACTTCCAGCGTTTGGATGTCCGGCTCCAGCTCCAGCCGGGAGATCAGGTCTGATGTCTTTTCGGGGCGCGGTTATCCAGGTATTCAAGGGGTTCTCCTTTCAGTTAAGTGTTGACGGGCAGTAATGTTCTCTACTGCCAGCTTCTTTGAGTGCCTTGTTAAATTCATCCAGCGGGGTTTTAAATGTCCGATATGCAAACTTATCCCGCCCGGCATAACAAGGCTTGACAGAAAATGCAGCGTATATGCTTACCAGTTGCCGATAGCGCCTTGTCCCGGCCAGCCCCAGGTGATGCGCCGCCTCTGTTTTGTTTTTAAGCAGGGATGCTTCTTTTACCAAGTCGTAGTCAAGGCCCTTTTCTTTCCAGTACTTCCGGGCCAGCGTGCGCCCCGGCCCTTTGGAGTGGATATCGGTGGCGGAGAGGGTGGGGAGTTTTTCATGTTAGCTCCATATCAATAATATAATTGTAACAATAGCCGTAAGTCCGGCCAAGCAACCAATAATTGCTGAAATACCGGCAAACCAAAAAGCAAAACCTTCCTCTTTGTCTGGGGTAAGATTAACAATAGCTATGGACATGATTAAAAGAACTCCCGCTGTTAATAATATTTTGACTAACATTTACCCCTCAATTCCTTTAAAGTTAAATTATTTAGTTTGCAGTATCTTTCGTTTAAGGCATCAACCAGCTTTTGACGGGCTTCGTCTTTAATGGTCAGCTTGCCTAAGTGTTCAAGGTTGTGGTGCTTAAAACACATCGCTATCGCTTCATAGTCGGGGCCTTTTATTCCCCGGCCAAGTGGCTTGCCATGTGCTGGAACTATATCCCCAAAGCAACCGCAACAGTCTGTAACATAATCATACCCGGTTACGGCACAAGGTTGTGTCCTTAGCCATTCCCTATATTCCTTGTGTTTAAGCCGTGTTCCATCTTTGGAAAATTGCTTGCTCACTTTGCCTCCAATGCTTCATAGTGTCTGCCAACATTGCCCGCATCAAGCCAAGCAAGATACCTTATTGCCTCTTGTTTTGTCAAATAGCTTGTCCCATGGAAGGAAACATACCACACCCCAACATATTTACCAGTAGCATACGATCCGGCTTGATAATACGGAGAAAGGGACAATGATCCCCCGCCCCTCTTGATTGCGGCGTTTATTGTTGCATCTGCCTCAAATCGCTTTAGGTGTTGGTGTATCTTGCCAGCTATTTCTTTAAGCTTCATCGCCCCTCCAATATGCTGTTCACAATGTCCTTGTAGTTTAACTCGGTAAGGACAGCATAAACTACCGCAGATTTTTTTCTTAGGTTAATTGCGGTTAGTAGTGATGCCGTTTCTGCCTGTCCGTCAGACAGCCGATCAGCACCAACCTTAACTTCAAAAAACACAACTCGCAGCATATTGCAACACACAATGTCCACCCAATCCTTTTGCCCTATGTCATAACGTGTCTTGCGGGAGAAGTTCCAGGTCTTGTAACCGGCTTTGGTAAAGGCGTTCTTGATGTAGCGGGCTATGTCGTTTTTAAGCATTGATAACCTCCTCGGCCATCCCGTCCATTTGTTTCCCGTTTTTCACCCATGAAGCAAATGCCTTGTTTAGTGCCTCTCTTGGTGTTTTGCCTTCATCCCACCAGTTCCCGGCAGAATTTATATGCGCCCTCCAAAGATTTGTTCCCCTCTTTGATATACACGGGTAACAACCGGCAATGTCTAATGTTTTTAATATGTTTTCTATGGTTTTCATTTCTTCCCTTTCTTTGGTTCTGCTATCCCGCCGCTGTAAGGGTCTGGTGCAAATGTCAGGCGGGGCGGTTTGGGTTTAGGTTTTGGCATGATTACCTTTCTGCAAATATATAATTTTTTGTCTTTTGCTCTTGGGCTTTCTTTAATCCAGCGATAAAGGTTTGTGCTTTTTGTAGTCTTGCTTTTTGTTCAGATAATATTTCCTCTGCTTGCTTAACCTTATTTTCCCTGTTGTCAATTAAACACTCTATTGCATCCGACAGGGAAACAAATGCCTTATCGTATTGAGTATCAAGACTATGTTTTTTAATGATTGGTTTTCCTGAAAATGGGTTTTGTGTTTCAACCCAATATGATTTATCTGATTTTCTTGTGGCATTAACAACCTCTATTAAACCACTTCCAAAAAGGTCTACAATGTATAGTTTCATAATCCTCCTTTTAATTATTGGTTTGCGTATGTAAAGTTTTGTTTTCGTTTATTGCTCAACCATTCCTCGTGTTTCCTTTTGTCCTCTTCCTCACGTTCCTTGTCGGTTAGCTTTGCCCGCCGTTCCCAGTCCGCCACCGCCATGTTAACCAACGGCTGCTGCTGCTTTTTGATTATCTCCAAATGCTTCATGGCGCAGTCCGGGCATTGAAAGAAGCCCATCATGGTCGGGACTACTTCTTTTTTATGCCAGGGGCAGATGTCAGTTTCAACCTCGGAAACAAAGTAGTCATTTTCCTTAAACCAGATAAACGTGATCGCCTGATGCTCTTGCATCTGTTTGTCTGATTTTATGAAGTTAGCTTTTTGCATTTCTCCATCCTATAATCTTTATTTTCCAGCGTTATCACCGGGCAAAGTGATATTATCCTTGACGCTATCCTGTCATCAAACCGCTCTGCTATTTGCTTTACATCAAGGTTGCTGGTTATGATTGTTGGCTTTTCGTAGTTGTATCGGTAGTCTATGATCTGGTATAAAATGCTTCTGGTAAAGTCTGTTGTCTTTTCTGCCCCCAGGTCGTCCAGTATCAAATAATCACAAGTGCAATGGGCGGTGATTATGGTCTCATCCCTTGTCGTGGCTTCGGGGTTAAAGCAAGCCCTTACATCCATAACAAGGTTCTGCAAGGTGGTAAAAAGCAGGTTGCTTTCTGGATTGTCAAGTTTATAGATGTCTGTTTTATAGCTATTGGTCAGGCGTGGGACGCTGGCGTAAAGCTGTTTGATCTTGCACCAGGCCAGGTATGTCTTGCCACAACCAACCCTCCCGGTCAATAGGCAGCTATCAGGTATCTCTTTCAGCCCCTTTGAATTTTCAAAAGAGGCGTTCTCATACCGGGTCGGAATGTGTCTTAAGTTTGACATTGGTTACTCCTACAAATTTATCATATTTACTAAGGTCTGGTTTTGTACCGCCGGAGGGGGTGGTGGTTTTGTTGGACCTGAAATCTGCCTGCCATAGCTTTTCAGTAAGATACCTTGACGGCTTGGCTATATATTTAGGCTCGCTGGCATTGGCTATATAGGCTTGTAGTTTACCAATTGCTTCTGCTTGGTCTTGTTCTGTTAGTTCAATCCAAAGATAAAAACAAGACGGCTTAGCGTTGGGTGTTTTATTTGGCCCACAATACTTATCCCAGAAGGTAAGGAACGAGTCTGTATAGTTAGGGATATCCTTTTCCTTAGACTTACCCTTTACCTTCTCCTTAACCTTTATCTTATAGCCGGACTTATCCTGGAGTAGTCCGGGAGTAGTCCGCAGTTCCTCTGGACAATCCGGGATTGTGTCCGGCCCCATCCTGTCCTCCCGTAAGTCCTGGTGATTATCAAAGTTAATGGCGTGTATATAGTTGGTTCCTTCTATTTCAAACCACTTGACATCGGTTTTATCACTTATCTCTTGCAGGCACTTTGAAATAACCGGGATAGTAAAGTATTCTATCTTAGGGCAAACAGTTCCTTTAACTGTATATGGGTTGCCGTTTTGCTTGCCGTGTGCATTGTAATGGGGAATAAGCAAACAGAATAACACCCCTGCCTGTGGACTAAGCAAAGCAAACGAATCGGATTCGTTAATTGTTTTTCTTATCATACGTCCTTGTGCCTTTACCATTTTAGTCAATACTCCGATATTTAGGGGTTCCATCGGGGTAAAATTCAATGGCGGCTTCTATTGTTTTTTGATCTTCCATGTCAAGTTTAGATATCTCTTTTGCAATTTCCAATATTCCACCATTGCATATATGATATCCCTTTTTAATGTATTTTTGCATCCTTGATATTGTAGATATGGGATATGGCAGTTTGTTTATAACCAAAGCCTTGCGACTAAGGTCAATAAAAAAAGTCTCATGGGTTATAACATATTTGTCCGTTACCGCTCCACAGGCAACTGTAAAATCAAAGGCATCTATGGTATCTTTTGGTGATGCAAAATATTTACGGCACAAATCTATCCGCTGCTTTCCCCGGACGATCTTTGTTGCGTTTTCGTTCTCAAATATCAATTTTGCCTTGGGGGTATCGCCGTCAAGGAAATATGCTCTGGCCTTTTTATATTCATCATCATTTGGGAAAAATAAATCAATATCGGATGAAATATAACCAATGGAAAAATAATCACGAACGCATCCACCGGCTACCCAGCATTGGCACACCTCTTTAAGCTCCCCAAGTATTCGCTTGCCGAAGTAATTTAAGCAGTTACTAAATTGAATGTTCACGGCATCTCCTTAAATAAAAACGCCCCAGCAGGTGCTTAACAAATACTAAGGTTGCCGTTTCCGGCTTCCAAAAGTAGTGTATCCTGCTGGGGTGTTGTGTTGACATTAGTTTAATCCTTAATATTTGTTAAGCACTGGTATATTACCACAAAACAATGGTTTTGTCAAGAGAAAAGTGATGCCATTTTTTCTTGGTCGTTCCATTTATCCCATCCTTTACCAAAGCGTATCTCAAAGCTTTCTATTCTATCTATTGGCTTTACGTGATCGGAAAGTGCTTTGCGATAATCTGTTTCGCTTTCGCCTGTTTGTTGTTCCCTAAATTTATGCACCTTTGCGGCAAATTTAAGTGATTTAATGTCTGGAAAGTCCATTGGCATTTTGCCATCCTTTCTTTAAAAATTCATTGCCATTACGCCGGACGGGAGGGTGAGGGGAGCGGGGGTGGAGGGGATAGTATCAGGAATTGAGTATTCCGCAAACCGCTTGCCGTTCTCTGTCAGATAATTAACCTTGACACGTTCCGGGGATATTTCATGATTGATCTCATTTATCCTTGACGCAAGCCGTGAACATCCAAACTGCCGTAGTGCCATAAGGGATGTCAAGGACTGCCCTTGTTTAAGGGCGTTGTAAATGGCGAGGGTTTGGGGCTTCATATTATTTCATCCCTGCTAAATGGTTCATCTCTTTACGGCGGTCAATGGCCTCAAACATTGCAGAATTAAGTGTGTCAACCGCCAGTTGATGCTCACGGATCATAACCGCCTGCCTATTTTTGCCGTCTTTAATGTCTATCATTTTGCGTTCAAGGTCATGCTGGGCCTCGGTAAGAGATGACATAACAGCTTTTAAAACATTCACTTCTGTTTTGGCGGCTATGTGCAATCGCTTTATCCCCTCCACATCACCGGCGGTAATCAAGCCGTCAATTTTGGCGGCGGTGGGCATATTAAACATTTTTTCTCTTTTCTTTTACTGTAAGGATATTTGTCAATGCTTTTGCAGTTCTGGGGAATGGTTTAGTTTCATCAAAATACATGTATGGGAGTGAGGCAAAATAGGAGCATTTTATTTTAGGCAAATGTTTCAAGACACAGGCCCATGAACAAAAATGTAAAGTTGTCGCTTCCGCCCCTGGGTTTTGAAAAACAGTTACTTCCAGCCGTGCCGCCTCATTCGGAAATTCGCAAATTTCATGGTAGCACTCATCGCATCCGTAAACCTCTCGTGAAATACATTTACGGGAAGTTATCCTAACATTTTTATATTTTGCTTTTTTAATTAACATTATTTGTCCTTTCGTTTGCCGGGTGCTGGGCATATCCAGCCTTATAAGCCTCTTGCGAGAACCGGCGGTGGGGGGTTAGAAGTTCGGTTCTGGTTCGTTATCTCCGGTGTGGGCCTGCGGTTTTTGGACTGAAATGGAGTAATAGGCATCTCCGGCGGCAGATTTTTTCTTCCAGGCTGATAGGTAAAGCAGTTTACCGTCAACCATTATTTTGCCTTTGAGGTCAGGGCGGTTTTGGTTCTCCCCTTTGTCGTTTTTAAATAACGCCCCGGTCATGTCTTTCATTTCAAATGAGGCCATCGTCTTCACCTTTCGCTGTTGGTTTTTGGGTTGCCGGTTTTTGTTCTTTTGTGGTCTCAGTGTGGTTCTCAGTATCGGTCTCTGGGTCATCCCCGGTCTGTATCAGGAACATGGTGTTAAAGACATATTTAATCCCGCCTGTGATTGCCTTGTAAAGCCCCTTGTCCCCGGTGTCCGAGCCAGTTCCCCGCCATTCGCCATTGACAACGGCCCCGGTCTCGCTGTCAACTATTCCCCATGATCCCCAGGCTTCAGTAACAAACATCTTTTGCCCGTTCTTTGTCTGGCCGATTTCATACTCCCGGCTTCCAGTGGTGGAATACTGGAATACTAAAGCCTGTTCTACAAACAGTTCCCGAACCCGGTCTTTGATCTTGGCCTCGGACAAATAGCTGTAATTTTGCCCGACATTGCGTTTGTCTTTTTGCATATAGCCTATTGACGCAAGGACAACGGCCAGTTTAGTATAAATGTTTTTAGGCTCCGGCATTATTCCTCCTCGTTATTTGAGGGCCGTTTCAGGCCCAAGTTTAGGTAAAAATAATCTAACATTTCATCCGCCTGATCGGCAACCGATTTAATGGCGGCGGTGCGGTCTGCAATGGCATCGGTGATGGTGGTCATGGCGTTAATCCTTATAAAAATAGATGCCGGGTATTTTGGGCTTGTTGCCGGGTGCTCTTGCTATGGCCCCTAATGCCGTGGTGTCCAGTATATGCCAATCCACCGGGATAAGGTTCATGTCCGGCTTGTCCACTATTTCACCATCCTTACTGACATAGCCAAACTTGCCCGTTAGCTTGACAAAGCGGCTAAGGCCTTCGGGCTTAACCGGGGCGGGGGGGACTGCGGACGGGGCAAGAAAAGTGTCAACCATTTTGGCATTCAGTTTTTCGGCAGTCTTGACTTTCCCGGCAGCTTCGGCGGCTTCCTGTTTGGCTTGCAATGCCGCCATTTCAGCGTCCTTCTTTTTGTTCTCTATTGCCAGCAGTTCGGCACGTTTGGCATCTTCCACCCGTTTGTACCGCTTGGCCTCGGCAATGATGATGTCTTTAACCTCACCGATAGCCTTAAGCGGATTGTCAAATATGCTCCGCAGATCGTCCAGGGCTTTTTTGGCCGGGGCATACTTTTTTTCCTTGACCTTTTTGATCTGTTTTTCTTTGGCGGTCAGGTCGTCCAGCAGTGCGTTGGCTTCATCGTATTCCCCTTGCGATGTTATCCGGTAATCGCTGGCAATCGCCGGAACGTGGCCGAGCTGTTCAATTCGTTTGATTAGGTCTTGTTCCATTGTGGATCCTTTCGTTATAATATTTTGGTTTGTTTATTTGCTTTCCTTGCCCTCCAAAATCCAGGGGTTAAATAATACAGCTTAAACTTATGCCAGGGGTCGTTGAGTGCGCCGTAGAACACCCGGCTAAACCCGCCGTTGGCCGTATGGCCGACATCAATACCCTTTGACCTAAGCCAAACTCCCAGCCTGACCGCCCAGCCGTTCATCGGCCCGGCAAATATGATGTGAATTATGCGCATATTTTTGAAAACCCACAGCCCTCGGCGCACCGCACCTCCAGCGTTGGCACAAAGCCCTTGTCCAGATGCTCGTCCTTGAGCAGTTCACCGCCGCACCGGGGGCAGGTTGTCGGGGCTTGCTTGTCCAGCACCTTTAAAAGCATGGGGCTTACTTGCTTTCTAACATCCAGCCACTCTGTTTTGCTGTTCATGGTGTTCTCCTATTGTTTGGGGTTACTTGGCTCCGATGCGGACTGCGGTTCCCATATCCAGCGTTGACTTTGGGCCATTCCCAATCCAGTAGGTCAGCTCCAGCTTTACGCTATCGGCTGGCCGGTAAACGCAAAAGCTATCCTCCAGGCACCAAGACCAGTCGCCGCTCCGATATCCAAAGTATTCTGTCTTGTAAGCGGTAACAGTAACAGCGGTATCGCTTTCAATTATGGTGTAGGCCGTGACCCACAGGCTGGCGGTATCGGCTACCACACCCCCGCCCTCGGCCTTATTGATCTGGACATAAAAAAGACTATCGGACATATCCCACCAGGCCAGGGCCGGGTTGAGAACTACGATAGTCGGGGTGGTGGTGACTTCCACCGGGGCGGAAACGGGGTTTTTGGCGCAGTCAACCGCAAACAATGCGATGATGCTGTACACCAGGGCGACGATTACCATGAGGGCCAGGGATTTTTTCATTGGGATACTCCTTTTATTGGTTGTTGTTCTCCAGCTTTAACGCTGGGGTGGCTTCAACTGCTTTTAATTTTGGGATAACACACTGTTTGCAGACCATGATTGTTTTAATATACTTCATACAGTCGTTACAAACCCAATCATAATCCTCCCTTTTCAGGTGTGTGTTTTCACCAGTATTAGAACTCATCTCCCCACCTCCCCGGGCTTGGGCAGGGATTGCTGGTATTTGTCGGGTCTATTTTGTTTACGACAACAAATATCACATCCATCCATCAGTGGATAGCTATGATTTTTCAACCAACAATCTTTAGGACACTCAACTTTCTCCACCAGCCTCTTGTTCTCTGCCTGAAGCGAGGCAAGCTGGGCTTGGAGTGATTCTATTTCGTGATGTTTTTGTGCTTGCTCCAATATAAGTTCGGCACCAATAATGGCTTCCTCGGAAGCTTCAATAATGTTTTCGTGTTGACGATGCAGAAGTTCAGATATTTCCGCCTTTGCCTCGGCAAACTGGGCGGTAAGGGCGGTGAGTTCGGATTGGGCATCTTCATACTTTACCCATTCGCCGTTCTTGTCAGTATTTTCATCTATAAAAGAATTGTCGTTCCTCGTGCTGTAACCGACTTCTATTCTGTATCTATCCATCATTCCCCTTTCATGTTTTCCTTGTTTCGTTAATCTCATGCGCCGCATTAAGGGCATCCGTCAGGACATGGTAGACTATGCTGTTGGTTGGTAGTTTACTACCGGCTTGCGGCCCCGCTTCGGTGCCATTGTTTTTATATTGTATTGGATGATATTGGCCCCAGGTTTAACCGGCTTTCGTATTTTAAAAAGTTTATCAAATATTGTTACAACAACTCCGGGGCTTTTGTTCTCTACGGGTTTTAATTTTGCTATTAAAAAGCGCTCCAACAATAATCGTTCTTTAGTTGTTTTGCAAACACTAAATTTAATATATCTCTCTCCCCGCCAACGTGGGTGATGATATAGTCTGGTTTTCAAATCTTTGCTTTGTCCGACATATATAACACTATTTGGCAGATCAAAAATAACATAACAACCGCTTGCATCTGGCACTTGATATCTTTTTGTTATTTTTACCCAATTAGCCATTGGCCTACCTTTCATAATACTTTGATCTTCGCCCGGCCCCCGTCCACTTAGTCGGCCAGGGCCAACCCCTCGCCCGGTAAAGCCCCTTGATTCTGCGGTGGAGGGCCGGGGCGCAAGTGGTAATATCGTTCCAGTAATCGCGGGCAGCGGCCACGGCGGTTTTATGGTTGTCTAATGTTTTGTTGGTTAACTTTGCTTTTGACATTTTGCATCTCCATTAAGTAGTGGTTTTTAATTGTGCTTATTTTAGCAGATTTTATTTAATTTGTCAAGTCTTTTTTATAACTATTTTTAAGGTAATTATATGGCCTTATGTTTCAATGGGTTACAATGGCAATTATTTTTAGTATTATAAATTACAGGCCGGACAGTTTCCATAAAAAAAGATGATTTCGGCCAGGATGCAATGATGGCGGGCTTCTACAAGGATGTAAAATAATTATAAATAATACTTGACATTACCAGTATAATCGTGGTAAGATAACTCAATCCAATAAGGGACGGTCAGGCCGCACCCATTGGAGGTATCTTGGCCACAATGCCAGGACTTGCGCCCCGGATCAAAGCCTTTCTCGAGTAGGCCGACTGATACGCAAGGACACAATTCCCGAAACCGGGATAGGGATTGTTTCAATACCGCCAACTTTCGTAAGGACTGGCGGGAACCCCGGCGACAAAATTCGGCTTCATGCCGTGTGATTAAACATCCTATATCGCCGGGTAAACCACAGCGGAGAATGATCGTGCGCATCGCAATACGCCCCTCATCGTGCCGCAGCAGCGAAGCCTCGGGCCTGTCCAACACGGACGGGCTTGGGGCTTTTTGCGTTTGATGGCGAACAAATATTATAAATCTAATTACACCATGAAGGCGCAAGAAACCAATGAGGTGATTGCTGTCAACAAGAGCAGTAATTCTGATTGGTGTGAAATAACTATGGCAACAAACGACAAGGCAAACGGAGCAATCACCATTAAAAGCAAACACATGGCAGAGCAATTACATTTTATGCTGGGGCAAATGCTACGGGGAGAGGAATAGGAATGAAACTCATTAACGACACCCTATCCATTATATTCGCATTACAAAAGGCTATTGACATCATAGTTCCAGACAAGGACAAAAAGAGGGTAGTGGTGTTTTTGCCGGGGTATAAAAAACGGGTATCTGTAACAAGGGTGCATTTCAAAAACGCTCCTCAAAGCAATGAGAAATACCTAACCGTCCAGATTGGCAAGCCGAATTACAGGGAGCGGGAATTTTTGAAACTTTGCAAAAAGACAAAGACCCAGCCAGGACAAAATGTTTGGATTAATTTGTTTCCAAAATCCTGATAAACAGGAAAGTAACAAGGGTTTTGAAGATGCTAAGTTTAATCCCGGTCAACCAAATAGAATCGGTCTCTTTGTGGCGATGCGCCCCGTCCGTTTAACACCGATTAAGAAGAAAAGGGAGATAAGGCAAAGAGATAGAGGCTCCCAAAACAATTTGAAACATCAACCAGTTAAATCTAACATAGACAATGGCTAAAGGAAGAAAAACAGGGGGCAGGAAGCCCGGATCAAAAGACAGGCATGAAACCCACTTACTCAAAACCTTCACGGCAACTTGGTTACGTAAGATGGGGCAAACTGGGTTTAACAAGTGGGCTGATGACAACAAGAATGAGGCAATGAAGATTGCAGCATCGTTTGTGCCAAAGCAGGTCGGATTAGATGACGACACTATTGTTTCACTGGCGGCATTAGCACAAAGTTTAGTAGATGAAAAATGATCTCAAAATCATTATTGAAACCCTGCGGACAGACCCGGTCAAAGTCAATAAGGCACTGTGGCCCAACGAACCAAGCTGGGCCGGTCAAGAAGAGATCATACGGGCAGTCTGGGAACACAAGTATGTCTGTGTTAAGGCCTGTAACGGATCAGGCAAGTCACACACCGCCGCCCGTTTGGTCACGGACTTCCTCTTCGCTTGGCCAAATGCAAAAATCATAAGCACGGCGCAGACTTGGAGCCAGGTTAAAGATGTTCTTTGGGACGAGATTAACAGGCAATACGCTCTTTCAAAATTTCCTCTTGGTGGCAAGCTAACCGAGTGTCGGTGGGAGATCGCACCGTCCTGGTGGGCGGTGGGGATATCCACCAACGAAGCGGGAGCCTTCCTGGGCCGGCATGAAGATCATATCCTTGTTTTGATGGATGAGGCCTGCGGGGTTCCGTCTGAAATGGATGCCGCGGCCAAATCGCTTATAACGTCCGCCAACTCCAAATATGTAAAGATCAGCAATCCGGTAGAGGCTTCGGGCCATTACTTTGATAATTTTGGGTCTGATATCTGGCACAAGATAACGATATCGGCTTTTGATACGCCTAATTTTACTACATTTGGAATCACAGAGGCGGATATATTTAATAACACTTGGCAAGCAAAAATTACCGGGCCGATACCCTACCCCAGGTTAGTGACCCCAGCATGGGTCTGGGAGCGGATGCAGGAATACGGGGCCGATTCCGGCTGGTATCAATGTTTTGTTAAGGGTGAATTTCCCTCGCAGTCAGCCGATAGTTTAATTAGTTTAACATGGTGTATTAATGCGGTCAGACGGGTAGAGGTAAACCCGGATGGGAAACGGGCATTAGGTGTTGATGTCGCATATTCGCCACAAGGGGATGAATCTGTAATTTGCCTTTATGACAATGGAAAAGTAGAGATACTTGATGCCCAATACGGTCAGGACGAGATGCGAACCACAGGCAAAACAAAGTTATATGCTGAACAATACAAATGTCCGGCGGGAATTGACGATATTGGTGTAGGTCATGGCGTAATAACTCGGCTAAAGGAATTAAAGGTTGAAAAGGTTTATTCGTTTTGGGCGCTTGATAAGTCGGTTAAGTACGGGAAGTTTGCCAACAGAACATCGGCGGCGTGGTGGGCGATTAGAGATGCTTTAAAAAACGGGACAATAATTATCCCTAACGACAACAAGTTAATCGCTCAACTAACAGGCAGAAAATATCATATTGCCAGTGATGGACAGATAGAGGTGGAATCCAAGGAGTTAATGAAAAAACGGGGGTTGTCAAGTCCCGACAGAGCTGATGCCTTAACAATAGCGTATACAACGGCGCAGTGGCACGGATTAGAGGACAAGCCAAAACAAAAACTTACCGCTAAAGAACGGGACGCAATCAGGACAAAGCAAATAGCAGACGAAGCATTTGAGGAAGGATAAAATGGGCAACAATAATCATGAATTTATATTGATGGAAGATCGCCCGGTGTGGTGCTGTAGAAAATGCGGTAAATGCTTTAAGTTTGAGAAAAACAAAAAGAAAGAAGCACAAGCCGTAAAAAAGGCTGGAAAATGTCTTGGTTCGTGGGAAAGGAATGCCTTAAAAATGGTCTATGGGATTACGTTACTTAATGATAATGATATTGAAATCCTTACTATTAAACGAGTGCGAGATGAAATGCTTAATACCCCGGAAGGAAGAATAGAAGACATATTAGTAGCATTCAACAACAATACCCATCTTGCTATTCGCCTTCTACATAACGGGAAAAATGCGCGGGTGTCCTGCAAATTCATAACAAAAACAGACCTTGCTTTTCCAGCAATATGAGCCACTCCCTGACCGACATAATCAAGGCCGTCCACCGGGCCAAGGGAACAACGCTGATTGAGACCAAGAACGGAGAGGTGGTAAAGTTATGGTTGCCAGTAGACATTAAGGATTTACCAGCCCGCTATGATGATTGGAAAAGTAAGGGGATAAAACCCAAACCAAAACTTACCGCCAAAGATATTGATGAATTTTTAAACACAACTTCGTTGCATGAAGCCCCTTTAGTTAAAGCAAAAGAACTATATGATATGTGCCGTGTTCCGATGTCAATAAAGGGACAAAAAGATATACTATGCGATCATAAACACAACGGAGATTATATTCTGGGGGAATTTGACTTTCAAAGCCATAAGTTATTTTCCTGCAAACGCTGTGGATTGCAAATAAGAATACCCAAGGCAAACCAATAGTGTTTAAATAAAATTGGCGGAGTAGATACGGTGGTTGCCTAAAGAGCACACAATCCGAGCAACAGTATTCCAGCTTTGGAACTCGGCAACCCACTGGCCACGAGAATAAACCATCAAAACAAAGGGGAATAAAATGATCTGGGCAATATTAGCAATTTGCGGTGCTATATTTTTTATGTGCTCGGCAATATTAAAATTGCAAAAACAGATTGACGGACTTAGAATAAACCTAAAATCCGTAACGGACGAGGTCCAGGGTGTTGGCGTGGGGGTAAGGGGCCGACTGGAACGGCTGGAGAAATGGAAAGAGGCAGAAAAAGAAACCCGCTTCTGGTTTGATATGGCACACGAAGAGAGCAGAAAACTTATCCTTGAACTTATGGCGGTTCGGGAAAATACATCCGAATCACGCAAAATCAAATCACTTGAAGCCTATCTTGGGATCACAGAAAGGACAACTGCTGGCACTCCCGAAAAGACTGAATATGTAAAAGTGGGGAAAACAAGGATTCGTAAGTAAACATAAACCTTTAGGGACTTGCGCCCTCTACTCTACCGGATTTAAGCCGATAGGGATAGAGGGCTTTTTAATTTTAATCCGAGGATAAAATGGAACAACTGCTACCAACACGGGAAGAGATAGCAAAACATATCATGCAAGTTTGGGACGGCTTTGAAGGGACTACGGCCTATGATGTCCTTGCAAAAGCCGCTGTTTGCTATGCGTTCCTGTATGGTTTACAGGACGCTACGTTCCTGACATCGGACAAGATCAAAGAGGACTTGGCACAATTAAAGCGGAACCGGCCCGAATCCTATCTATATTTCAACAAGATCAAGGACTATTATCTGCAATGGTGCAGTCTGGTCAAGGTTGGAGTGCCGAAATACCTATGTGAGGCAACCGACCCCAGCAATTCAAAGGATAAAGAGACTGCCCGGATGGTGTCCGGCGGGTGGAAGTATCACAAGGATTATGTCTGGAACTTTGATACCGCCCTTTATTCTCGGCAGTTGTTTGACATTTTCTGCGGCGGCCAGGCGTATCACTTCTATTTTAAGGGCGCGCCACAAAACAGCAAGGCTCCGGGAAAGAAACCAACAACTGTTTGTAAACTGCGGTCGTTGAATGTCTTTGACGTGGCTTATGAGGGCCGGATAGAATCGTCCATGAACGAGGCATCGCTGGTTGTCTGCCAAATGGTTATGAAACTGTCTGAAGCCATTGAGATGTTCCCAACCCAAAAGGCAGAGATAAAGAAATTCTTTGCCGATAATCTTATTAACGACAACACCAGCATCACCAGGGCCAATCAGTTCCTAACCACTGCCGGTCTGGATTCAACCCAGGAAATGGTTGACACGTTGGACAAGATGGATCGGGAATATATCTTTTATGTCGGGCTAAAGAATAAATCCGAGTGGTGGCCCAACGGGACAAAGTGGCTGGTTATCAAAGACCAGGTTGTGGCTGAGGAAGCATTGGACGGCGGGATGTTGCCGATAGAAGTTGTGTCAACCCAAGAGATTGTAGTCGGCCAGAAGTTGAGAATCCCCCCGGCTTGGGATGGACTACCGGCGCAGGCGGCTTGGAACGATCTGAACAATTCTCTACTGAAACAGGCCGGACGGCAGGCAGACCCAGCCACTTATAGATTTGAAGATACCTTAATTTCAGCCAATGGTAAAAAGCTGGACAATAACATAATATTGAAACCGGGCGGGCAGTATACAATCAGACCCAACCAAGCATTGATCGCTCAAGGAATAGGGCCAAAAGAGCAGATTCCGTTTTCGCCCAGCCCGGACAACCTTGGCATATCCCCAAGCATGACCGTAGCAGTGGACAATATGTTTGCGTCCTTACTGCACATCAACCCTGACCTGGGCCAGCAGGTGCCAGCCGGAACACCGGCGGAGCTTCTGAAAACACAATATACAGTGGTTAAGGAAAAACTCTCCGGCATTCAGTTGATGTTTGAGGATTGTGTTTCAAGATCATGGATGCTTGCGGCTACGCTGATGCAGTCCATGTTAACCCCGGATGATACGTTCTGCATTCTGAACGCTGGCCGGGCCGATACCATAACTTGGAAGAAGGAAAATCTGACCGAAGGCGTAAATCATATATTCCGCAGCCAGATCAACGAACCGACAACCATAGAGGGCAAGCTTCAGGTCTATCAGACTATGGCTAATATATTTGGGGAGCGGGTGTTTGAATCACTTAACAGTGAGGACTTTGCCCGGATAATGGATCAGGCCGGATATAGCGTTACCGGAACAAGAGACCCTGAAAGCGAGGAAGCTGAATCCATCAACCGCAAGATCCAAAATGGCGAGATAGAAAAGGGCAAGGAAACTACTTATAACGAAGTTACTTTGACAGAGTGGAAGGTCAAGGGCTTTACCCCGCTGATGGAACACAACAAACTGCTGCGGCTTAAAATACACTCTGACCTTAAACGCGGCAAGGACTGGCCGTCTTTAACACCTGACCGGCAATCGGCACTTGACAGTCTTTGCCGGGAATACATCGCTCTGCTATGGATTGAGCAGAACAAACAGGGAGGAATGTTTGGGATGCTGCCGAGGGCCAAGTTTGATGCCTTGATGTGGGAGGCAATGGGGGTTGAGATATCACCAAAAGATAAGCAAATTATGATACAGGCTGGTATGACTTACCGGGAATTACAGGTCCAAAAGATGGAGATTGCAGCGTTAAACCCACCGAATCCCGGTCCCACTACACCAGGGAATGAAAACGTGGTTGTCCCACCGGCCCCGGAAACACCGGAAATGCAGGTAGAGCCAACCACAGATTTAACCATAAAATAAAAGGACACTACAATGGAGTTCAAGAAAATTGACAACTGCCGAATAGGAGACGCTGGCAAGGAACTGAAAGGCACCCATTGCGCCAAGGGTTACAAGACTTGCAAAGGGAGTGCTTGCAGTGGTTATGCCGGGCCGCTGGCTGACCGGGAAGCCGCCAGGGTGAAGAGCGAACTGGCAACGCTGAAGGCCCAGCGGGATGTGCTGGACAAGAAGATCAAGGCTTTGGATCCTGAGGTCATAGAGGAAAAGCCGGTAGAGGAGCAGACCGAGCCGGAAGTCATAGAGGAAAAACACAGAGGAAGGCCCAGAAAATGAAGTCCACCTGGGACTTGGTAGAGGGAACCAGACAGAAGTATGCCGGACCGGGCAAGGGAAGCACACCAAGACACGGCGGATGCCCCAACCCACAATACCGGCCCAAAGGTCTTAACCTATACTGCGACATCTGCGGGGACAAGGTTCACCGGACAATTACCATAAATCATATAGACTATTGTGTTCGTTGCAAACCATAACAAGTTCCGAAAGGACAAAATGACAAAGGACAAATTATTAGAACTTCTATCAATTGTCCCTGGCGATTATAATGTGTTTGTTGGGGAGCCAACTGATAGGTTTTACAAGCACGGAGTCAATAAGTTGTCTATTGACAATCGAAACAAATATATTCATCTTGGTAGTTATGAAATACCCATTCTTTCAATTTTGAACTGTGACAAATTAACAATGGAGGAAGAAAAAATAATTACGGAACAAGAGCAAACTATCAAACTTTAAATTACCTTAACAGCCGCCTAACGGTGGCAAAACAATAGCGTCCTAACGGATGCACAATCTCAAACCGAAAGGTTATAATGAAAGACGAAAAAGACCTGCTTAATTCGGAAGAATTAGCAGAAGGTGATCAGAAGCCGGAAGGCGGAGATCAGGCGGACGACACCGCCAAAAAACCGGAACCCAGCCCGGTAGCGGCACCTGCCGCACCCAAAAAGGCAACAGACGAAGAACTTGAAGAAGGATTAAAAGATTTTCTCGGCAACCCCGATGTGTCGGATGATGAAAAGATTGCGACACAAAAGGGATTTAACCGTCTGACCGAACAGGCGAAAGCCGCACGGGAAACAGCCAGGTTAGAGGCAGAGGCCGAAAGGACTCGTGCCAAACAAGATGCCGAAAAAATCAAGGCGGACGCTCTCAAAGAAGCCCAGGACATCTCCAATGTCGCCATTGCCAAGAAAATGGTTAAAAGCGGCAAATGGACAAAGGAACAGGCTAAGGAGTTCATGGAAGAAGAGGGCGTTGACCAGGACTTTGACCAGGACAAGCTTCTGACCAGAGTTTCCGAAGTGGTGGCTGACACGGTGGCAAGAACTCGTGAGGCTGACCGCAAAGCGGCAGAAAATGCCCGGATAGCTGAAGAAAAGCCCAAGTGGATAAAGGCTGCCCGTGATATAGAAGCCTCCTGTCCCCGCCTAAACCTTCAAGAGATCGGTTACTTTTTGGGTAAACAGTACACCGCTGGGGTAAAACCGGACGAGGCCGTAAAAGCCATAACTGAAAGATTTGGCACTAAAGCCCCGCCCACACCACCCAAACCCAAAAAAGAAGGGGATGAACTGCCACGAGACGAGGCGGAGATGGAAAGGCTTGCCAATGAGGACAAGGCAAAATACATTCGCCAAACTTAGGCTATTTATCCCGGAAAGATAAAAACTTATGAATAACAGAACCAACCTGGCTTTTGATCTCAATACTCTGTTATTGAATCAGAAAGCCACGGAGCAATTTTACACCGGCGGGCCGGACAACGGCGGAGACGAAGCCGCTACTATGCTATTTGGCAAGGCTGTCAAAAATAAAGCCTGGGGCCGGATCAACGAAGTTCCCCTGATCTTTGGCACTTCCATGAACATGGAGCCTGCCAACGCCAGCAACCGGGGGTTCCCGGAAGCCGGAGCCTTGAGCGGCGCACGGGCGGACATCCAGCCGGTGACACAGTTCGGCACGATCTCCTTTGACGATTTTGCCATTGAGACCCTGCTGAAATCATCGGGTGAATCGTATCTGATGTCCAGGGATCAGATCATCAAGACCTATTTTGCCCAGATGAACGAGATACAGTCCCAGCAGTTGGCCGGACGCAATGATGGCAGACTGTGCTACGTCATCGGCTCTGGTACGACCGCTACCTTCTACGGCCTGGACGGGACCAAGCTCCTGTCCGCCGAGAACCCGGCCTTTGACATCCTGACCGGGCCGTCCCGCAAGTTTGACATCGTGCCGGTGGCTACCAAGACCGTCCCGTCCGTGGCCGGATGCACCTTCTCCGCCTTTGACCTGGATGCCATGACCGCTACCTGCTCGTCTTCCTTGTCGGCCATCTCCAGCACGGACACGGATGCTTACTACGTCCGGTGCTACAATTCCAAGACCGCCATCTCTGCCATCCAGGCGGACGGGCTGCTGGACATCTTTGAGAGTGCCGGGTCTTACCTGACCGACAACGCCGGGGCTGCCATTACCTCTACCCTGTTCCCCAACTGGCGGGTTACCCGGAAGTCTGCCGGTGGAGCCGTTCTGTCCGCTGACATCGTGGAATACCTGCTGGCCGCTTCCCTGAAGCTCCCCGGATCGGACAAAATCCTGGTGGCTGACCCGAAGGTGCTGGTGCGCTGCCAGAACGCCAACAAGCAGCAGCAGCAGTTTAAAAAGGACGAAGGGCTGTATCTCGGCTTCCCGAAGGTCTTTTACATGATGGGCGCAGGGGCGATCCAGGTGGTCGGTCTGTCCCGTTGGCGCGGGACTGGCTATGTGGCCGTGGTAGATCGGGGTTTCCTGCGGATGCTGGGTACCGCCATGACCCCCAGGTTCATGCGGAATGAGTTCCAGTTGCTGGAAGAGAGCGCCGACTGGATCAACAACGTCAAGATCAACAGCCAGATGTACACGGACTGCCTGCGGGCACACGCCATGGCCTACGGGGTGGACAACACGACTGACATCGGATAACATAATAATTTAACCTAAAGCAACGGGCATAAAATCCCGTTGCTCAATTCAACCAAGGAGATCAAAACATGAGAAAACTTTTAATCACCCTGATGGTGTTGGTGTTCGCTGGGTTGGCGTATGCCGGGACTGGAGACTTTGAGGCAGGTAAGGACAATGCCGACTACCACTTACCCAAATACGTTAACAGCTATACCAAGGACAAGATCATCACCCTGACTATCAACAGCGCCTATGCTGCCGATTCGGCCCTGCCGGGATCGGGCAAACAGATTGCTTGGGTGGCCCCGATGGCTTGTGAGATCATGGCTGCCTATCTGATAACCTCCGATAGCGTGGTGGCCGCTGACACGGTTACCAACTTTTTTGAGTGTCAGATATTCACCAACGACCGGGCGACTGTGGACACCGCTCTTTACTATGCTGGAACCGGTGAAGCTACCCGCTTACAGCCGTTGGAGGATCAAGCGTTTACCAGAACTGCCACAACCTCAAAGCAGAAACTGGATAAAGGCGAAGTGATGACTGTTGTATGGGAAGATAACGGAACTCCTGTATCAAGTCCTATTGATTTGAAGGTGGTTATTCTCCTGCGCCCGAAATCCTATCCGGTAACAGCAGACTTTACCACTCGGTAATTTTAACCGGGCCGGGGTTTACCAAAGCTCCGGCCCATCTTTTGTGAGGGTATATGTCGAGAACCACAGCACACGAATACATGGAAGCCTTTGGAGGAACCACTTTATCACCAGAATCCAAAGACTTATACCTAAACATGACCAAGCCGCTTGTTTTGTCTGACCTGCGACCTTGGGGTGCTTCGCATATTCAGACTAATACCAGTGTTGACTATATCAGTTCTACTGTTGCCGTTGCCTATACCCAGACCGAATATTCCTATCCAACATCCAACGTTCCCATGGAAATAACTGGAGTGGCCGTTAAATACGCCGCCTCCGCTTCATATAAAACCGCCATAATGAAGCAGCCGTTTGAGCATGGCGATGACTGCGCTGATGACTACGATGACCAGGACAATCCCGTTTTCTTTTTACGCAATAATAAAATCATAGTCTATCCGCAGTTTGACGCTGTTGTAACCAATGCCATTAAAGTTAATATGATGCAGAGATTGAGCAAACTGTCATCTTCCGTAACCACTACCGGGTTTTCGGATGAGGCTGAAATGCTTTGGTCTTTAAGGGCGTTGGTTGCTTATTTTAGTGCCACAGGGGATGCCAAGGCAGAGGAGAAAATAGCTGAATATAAAGACTATCTTTGGTCATTAAAACACATGGCTCCGATAGGTGCGCCGAATGAGGTATAAGTCTCCCGGCATAGGTTCAATTACCAATAAGGGAAGGGTTACATACCTTCCCCCTGGATATGGTATTGACGACATGAAGGAAGATGCAATCACTGGCGGGGCCGCAGAACAAACAAACGTATTCCCTAACGGAATTATAGTAACTGGTGGAATACAGACAGACGACCTGACAGCATCAGATGAGATTGCATCCGATAAATTGACCGTTGACAGTGGTTCTGATTTAGCCGGGGGAGTTAACGTTACTGGTGATTTACAACTTGACGGAGCTACGGAAATACTGCATGGCACAAAGTTCAGGACAAGAGTTTCCGGGGAGAGGCTTATTCGTGAATATTCCGCAGACGGCGGCACAACTTGGCTACCAGGAGATGAGATAGGCGAATGAAACGCAAAACATACATAATTGACGGGTTCAAAGGACAGAACTCCAAAGACGCTCCTGAAATGCTGGCAAAGGGTGAAATGCAGGTAGTCTCTGGCGGGTTTATCAATGAAGACACGTCTTATGACGGGGATAACGTGGGAACGCTGTCTTTAAAAACAGGGTTCAGCCATGAGCCTATTGTTATTCATGCTTGGAAGTCAAGCGATGGCAATGAGTATATCTTGACTTGGGGTATTGAGAGTGGTGCTGGTATTGTAAATTATTATAACAAGACCAGTGATGGGGCAATCAATACCACGTTTATCACGGCTATGCCGATAGCATTCCCCCCGGAGTTTGTGAATTGGGGTAACGAATATATTGTAATGCTTGCCGGAAGGTTTGGGAATTACCAAATAACTACTTCTGCCGGGACACTGGTTGCCACTGCCACGACCGATGTTTCTCCTGCTAACTTTGGCCGAATAAACAACGGTGCTTTGTATTTGGCCCAAGAGACATCTATCATACATTCTGCGGTTGGTAATCCTTTAAGATTTACCCCCACAAGACAAGAGCGAATAGATGGGGTTTATGACAGGGAGAATAGGCTTATCCTAAGTTCTGCCGGGGTGCAGGGTGAGACTATGGGGTATGAGATATGGAAGGGTTATCATATCGTATGGACACAGTATGATTGCTACATAGCCGCCTGGGACGGGGCTGGTACTGCCTATGCTACTAAATTATCAGGATACGGACTTTATGGGATGAAGGGCTGGGCTATCCTTGATGACAAGTTGGCCTTTTACTCTACTTACAAACAGGCTTCAGTTTGCTATGTCGTAACCGGGACTGCCGGAGGGAATGGTGAAACCTTTACGGTTGGTCAAAACCTCCAAGTGTCCATTATTGAAGCTCCTGGCGCAAAGAAAATATCTGATATTCTTACGGCCTGCCCCAAACCGACAACCAAGAAGAAAATTATAGCCATTGATTCTAAAGAAGATTGGGACGGGTCTAAGATATCAACTGACCTTTCGGCTACGGGTTGGGATACAGACACTAATCCGGGGTGGGTGAGCCTAAAGGGTGCAACAAAACTAACCTTGACATCAAACGTGATAAGTGGGACAATGGTAAATGGCGGGGGATATGTGTTTGGGGATGTAATAACTTTAACCGAGGCCGCTGATGTTTATGACACTGATGCCGCTCCTGTTTATCCAACCACTGTACCCACACCGACAATACATCAGACACAAATGGAGGCGTTAGCAGTAAGGACAACCTACATACAATCTCTCAACGGGTGCTTTTTATTGGCTGACACCCCAAGCGGATCAGTTGGAATATATGACAAAGACAGGGGAACACACGAAATCCCACAAGTGGCGGGATGGTCACAGTTTTTACTACAAGAGCCGCTAAAAGGGGTTACAAAGATAAGTATTGTTTACAGTTTTAACATCCTATTTCACAACAGCGGAGGATACGATGTATGGAAGGACGTTAATATTGTAAAGGGATATACACTTGGTGGTTCTTATGCAATAGAAAAAATAAACCTATATGATGTTCGTGTTTCCGCCGGATCTTACGGAGTAATGGGAGCGAGTGATTTTAAACTCGATATTGGAGAAATAGAGGTTTATGGAAGCCAGCAATCAACTGGTGTAATTACCACTGGCCCGACAGCATCAACTTCACTATCGGTAACCGGACTTGCCGCGGGAACGGCTGACCTTGGACTATTCCAAATAGGATATCAGGGATACAATGATGACGGTACTGGTGGATTACTTGGTGCAACCGCCCCGACATTGGTTGAGGTTGGAATAGGAACTGACACAGACCCGTCAACTTGGGGAAGTGCCGCAACCGCAAGAGCCGATGACATTACAACAGCAAAGGGTTCAATAACCTATCTTACTGCCGCCGAATTAAAGACAGGATTTAAGCTGTCAACACTAATCAGAACTGGTGGTGGTGCCGGGAGCGTGGCCTTTACATTTGCCGCTGGGGGAACGCTATACGTCCGGGCCAGGGTTCCAGCAACCTTGCAGGCAAGCTCATTTGCATCTCCAATGATAGACCGGATTATTTGGGACTTTGAAAGCGGATCGGCCAGGACTTCCACCTTCCCGATGTTCACTTGGCAGCATAAGACGTTATTGGCTTTAATGACCAATTCCAGTTCAACCGAATGTGACAGGGCTGTTGCTGTAAACGACAATGGGTATTGTTCTATCTTTGACGGGGTAAAGTGGATGGCGGGGTTTGCCGGAGCGGATGAAACCATTGTAACTGCCGGGAAGACTTTGGGTAAATTGGGAGAAGGGACAAATAATCTTATTTGGGATGGGGCTGCTTCTACCGATACTCCGACAACCAAAAAAATAACACTTCCAAAGATTAAGGGAATTAACAAACTATTTGCCCGTAAGGTAAAGTTTGGGATAAGTAAGTTTATCCCTTCTTCTGGATTAACGGCTACATCAACAGGGGCAGTCATAACCCCTGCTGGAACTACCACTATTGAAGACACTACATCTAATTTAACGGTAAATGGGGATTCTAATTTTGCCGTTGTTGGTTCTGATGGATGTATTTACTTTTTAACGCCCTATGTCCCCGCCACAAGATCAAACGCTTGCTATATTCGCCTGGTGAAATTTAATCCAATAACTTCCGAATACACCAACTTAGATGTAGATGCCGTTTATGTAAATGACATAAACATAACCCCATTTTCTATTGCCATTTCAGAAGACAAAAAAACACTATATTTATTTTGGGGTGGTATTGTTGGGAGTTATCCGCAAAAAATAAATCTTAAACTTTACGACATACCAACTGTAACTCTTGGAAGTGTTATAACCATTGCAACTATTACCGGGTCAAATGCGATAAAAAAAATGTCTGCTTTGGTTTATAATAACGAGCTTTATTGTGCCGCAACAAGAGACAACACCGCAGACCAAATACTGGTTTATAAAACAACTAACCTACAGCCAACGGTTGCTGGTGACTTTACGCTTGATAAAACCATAACCACATCCGGGGCGGGTGGCGCACAAATAAGTACACCGCTAAAACTATCAATCAATACCGATGGAGACTTAGTTTTAACCTATGTAGAGGGAATATCATTAACCCCGATATATGAATATCGTAAGTCGGGGGGTGTGTGGGCTACCGCCATTTCTACGTCAGCAACAGCCGTTGACAGTCTGGAAATATGTTCTGTTGGTGGATATGATTATATGTTTTCAAGAGCAAGCACAACGATATCAGTTTATTATAAAAACAACGGCATTTGGACATTATTGACTACAATATTATCGGCTCAAGCATATCCAATGGGTGTTGTGGCAACAAAGAACGGATCGGCACTATTGCTTTACTATACCGGAACTGGAATATCGCAAATGGAGTTTGTCGGTAGCAGTTTTTCGTCTGCCGGAAGTATAACCGCGTCCACTGCCCCAGCTTCTTTTGTTTTTGCACAAGACCGAGCAAGTTCTGTTATTTACGGGTTCCTGTTCCTTACTTATTACCGCCCCTATAAAATAATCCCTGGTGAAATATCTGCCACTTGCCCCCTGCAAATATCGGTCACAACAGATCGGGGGACAACGTTAGTCTATGAACATACCACCCCAATTACCAAAATAACCTACATACCGGAACGCAACCAGGACTTAAGACTGGTACAGGGCGGGTATTTGCAAGCTAAACTAACCGCCTATGGACAGTTAAAATGCGTTGGCGTTGGAATAGAATATGACGAACAAGAAGGGAGCTTATAATGGGCTACGCTGATACAATGCTTGAGCAGTCAAGGCAGGGTATTGACAGGCAATCACAAGGGGCGGAAACAAGTGCCGCGTGGAATTACTACTCGCAGTTTGGTGGTACTGGCATAGAGACCCCCGGCCTTAAAATGGCCCTTTATAACATCGGCAGGCAGAAACGGCAGGCAACGGACAACCTGGGAGCTTGGTATTCCGTGACCAAAAAGCAGGAAGACCTTCAGGACAAGTGGCAGAAGATGTGGGAAGACGAGCAGCGGCGACAGGACGAGGAGGCAGGTAAGACCGATTGGGGTTCTATTATTGGCGGTATAGTTGGCGGGGCAGGTGGGTTGCTGTTAAGTGGCGGGAACCCCGCAGCTGCTGCTGCCGGTTATGGTGTGGGTTCGGGCATTGGTTCACAATTTTAAGAGGTTATGTAAATGAGTTTTACAGACTTGGGATATTCTGCCAGTAACGAAATTTCCCCGGATGCGTGGAAAGAATATATGCTTGGCAATCTTGCAAAACAGGACGCTTACCAGCAGGATCGGCTCAATCAGTATATTGGTTTGCAGGAACGGGCCAGGGCGAAGGCAAAGCGGGAGCAATTGGTGGCCGGGATAAAATCAGGCTTGCAGTATGGAATGCAGAAGGCTATGACCCCGGCAGCAGAGCAGACCATTGGCACTACGGGGGCGGTTACTACAGCATCCGGGGCCACTGTTACACCAACCCCAGCCTTACCTCAAGTGCCAGGGATGGAAGGAATATTGCAACCGCCTGAAAATATCTTATCATGGGAAGAACTATTCCCCGAATTTAAGAGGGTGAAATAATGCCTAACCAACTGCCTTTTGAAAATGTTGACTTTGCGGGTATGGCCCGGAACATCAACGACCCCGGAAAACTTGCACCGCTACCCCAAAAGCGTTCTACCATTGCACATGATGTAATGGATTTGGCAAAGACCGGGATAGAGACTTATGGACAGATCAAAAAGGGCCAGATAGACGCAAAGCGGCAGGCTGAAATCAACACGATCAATGCCATGACATCGGCCTTTAAGCTGGCTGGATTGGGAATGAAGGTTCCGCCTATGGCTGGACTGACCCAGGCCCAGGCGGAGGAAGTAAACAGAGTGGCTGAAAAGCAACGGGAAATGACGGCGGAAAAACAAAAAAACCAGCAAGCATCAGTTAAAAAATTGGTTGCCAACCCCACTACTGGAATGATGGATGTCTTTGATACTCGGACAGGTGAAACGTTTGCATCTCAAATACCTATTACTGAAAGCGCCAAGCCAACCAAAGCACCGAGAGTATTCCCGGTAAAAGATATGATGGGCAACACCAAACTTTACATTCAAGACCCGGACAACCCCACTAATTTGATAGAGGCCAATATAAACAAGGGTGGTTCCGATGGGGCTGACCCGTTAGGAATTAGATAATGAATTATAAAGAATTTTCTGCAAAGATAAAAGGTAAATATCCGCAGTATGCTGACATGGACGATATGGAGTTGGCAAAGAGGATGGTTGCCAAATATCCGCAGTATTCTGATATAACATTTGAAACTTTACCGGGAACTTCTGTCCAGCCTGCCACTGGCCTCGCGGCTGCCGTGAAGACTGCCGGACAGATCATATCCGATGTCCCCAAAGCAGTGCAAAGTGGCATTAAACAGGCTGAATTGTCAAGTCTTTTAAACAGGGCCTTTGAATTAAGGACACAGGCCCGGCCAACGGCTATTCAAGAAGCAGCTCTTTACCCGCCAACCGAAGGCCCGGATGTTGCCCCGTCTAAGGCCCCGCCTCCGCCATTGTCAAAATACGAAACCCAGGCCGATGAGCGCAAGCGGATCATGGGCCAAGCTGAAAAGAAAAAGGCTGAAATTGAGGCCATTAAGCCAAGCGAAGCCTCTACCAAAGGCATAGGCAAGGCTATTTATGGCGGAATACAGTCATTGCCAAGCTCCCTGATACTGTCCGGGCCTTCTACTGTCGGAGCTGCATTTGGTCCCGTTGGTAAGATTGTCGGGGCGGTATTGACTGCCCGGCTGGCTGGCGGCGCGGAATATGAGAACTTCATAATGGACGCAAAAGCCGAACTCGGGCCGCAGATACAAAAGCAAACCGGGCTTAAAAAAGAGGTTGCCGATGAGCTGATAGAGGAAATGGTAAAAGACAAGGCCACCATATCCGCTTTAATCGAGGGCGGTGGAGAGGCTTTAGCCAATTACTTATTTGCCAATTTAACGGGCATGGGAGAGGTCATAAAAAAGCCCTTTACCAGTGCCGCAAAATTACAGATCAACAACACCTTAAAGGACTTTGCCAAAAAGCCGGTAGTTACGGCGTTAAAGAATACTGCCTTAAATATTGCACAAGAGGCCGGAACCGAGGCGTTACAGGCCGGAGGACAGGCGGAGGCAAAGAGGGCCGCTGGAATGCAAGCCCCGTCTTTTAAGGAAGCGGCCAAAGAAGCCGTTGGCCCGGCGGTGGTGATGTCGCTGATAATGGGCGGGGCCGGAACGCTGACCACAGCCTTGTCAACCAAATTAAGCCCGGAGGAAAACGCTATAATTGAGGAAGCCAAGAAGAACCCCACCCCGGAGAACAAAGCCGAAGTGCAAAAGGCAGTCTTAAACGGCTTTGCCAAGATGCCACAGGCAGAGTTTGACGCTGCTGTTAAGGGCAATCCGCAAGAGGCCGACATAAGGGAGCTTTACAAACAGGCACAGGAAGCCAAGGCAAAGGCCGGGGAAGCCCAGGCCCGGACAGTACAGCTTGAGGAGCGGCTAAATAAGACATCCACCGATCCGATCACCAAGCTCAAAAATCCTGAATTTTACGTTGACGACCTGACTTCCGGCCAGGAGAAAATGCCCCAGCACGTTACCATTATAGACGCTGGACGGCTCGGGCATCTCAATGAAGCCTTTGGCGGATCACGGACACCCCAGGGCGACCAGTATTTGAGAAAGACTGTTGACTTTATCGGCAAGGCTTACAAGGACGCTGGCATTGTAAAGATCACCAGGGCCAACAAAGGCGATGAGTTTTTTGTTTGGTCTGACAAGCCCATTGACGAAGGAACCAGGATTAACCCGGAACTGGACGGCTGGTTTGTTGGTAAGGACGGGGCGGTAGTCCATTTGGGAGATACCTATTCCAGCGGCAGTCTGCCCGTTGGCAATAACCCCACCGCTGCCTTTGATGCCATAAGCAAAATTGAAGCACCAAAGGCCAGGCCGAAATACAATGGCGAGGCCCTAAACGACCGGGCCGTGCTTGAGCAAAAACTCTATGGTGGTAAGCCCAGAACTGCCCCGGTAGAAGCCGCCCCAGCCGCCGAGACTGCCCCCGAAGCCCCACCCATTCCCCCGGCCCCCCAGCAGTCCCCCGCTGCCCCTGTTTCACGTGAAACACAACCCTTGCAAAATGCAACACCCGCAAAGCCCACATTCAAGCCCACAGACAAAGAACTGGCATCATTTGAAACGCTGGTAGAGGCCAATAGGAACGCACACCAAATAGCTGGTGGAATTATCAGGGACGAGGAAGGATATAGCACCCGCAAGGTTTACGGGGCAACATCTACTTATACCCCGGAATGGCGGGCTATACTCGGCCGTAACGGATCGGTTAAGGGTATTGATAAGCCGGAGGCTATCAGAATACTTGAGAAGTTAAAAAGTGGTAAGCCGTTGACCGATCGCCAGGCCATAGCATTTAATCAGATATCAGAAAAGCTGAAAGACTTTGAAGCCCGCACCCCGGAGATTGCCATTGCCGATGACCTAAACCCCGGCGATACATTCAAAAAAGACGGCGAGGTGCATACTGTCAAAGAGATCACCGAGGACGGCAAAGTCAAGATACAAAACGGCGTAACGGAATATTTCAACCCCGGCGAGACCATTGAAATTGACCGGGGAACGCTGGAGAAGAAGCCTGACAACACCCCCGCATACAAGCGTGAGACTGTTGGCGCATCTGCCACTTCCCCAGCCCCCGCCTTCCATTCCAAACTCCGCAAAGTCATTGACCAGAAAATGCCAAACCGTGCTGACATACAGACCATTAACGGCATACTGGCTGGCAGTGGTGTAAAGAATGATGAGCTGACATGGAGCGGTGTCAAGGACTTTTTGGAAGGCAAGGACAAGGTAAGCAAACAGGAATTGCTTGACTACTTGGACAAGAACCAGGTGGAGGTGAAAGAGGTAACGAAGGGGGGCATTGTTGACCAGAAACGGGTTGAGGAACTTTCCAGAAAAGTCAATTCTGCCGATTACAATAAAATGCCGATTGAAGAACGGCAACGGCTACAGCAAGAATTATCTGATGCAAGGGGTGTAGGACAGGACATAAACAAATCCACCAAATTCTCCCAATACCAACTCCCCGGCGGCGAGAACTACCGGGAGGTGCTGGTTACGATGCCGACAAAAAAGTCTATGCCGTTTGATGAATATTTGGCTGGATATCGTAAACGATTTCCCAACACACAAGCAGACGAACAAATGGTTCGTAACTATTGGGATGCTGGACATACTTTGCCAGAACCCGGTAAAGCAAGTAGCACAAAAGACCCGGCAGTATTTACCTCCTCCCACTTCTCCGAACCGAACATCCTCTACCACCTGCGCCTGAACGACCGCACCACCACAGACGGCAAGAAGATGCTGTTTGCCGAGGAGATACAAAGCGACTGGCATCAGAAGGGGCGGGAGCAGGGGTATCAAAGTGAAGAATTAAAAAAGCAAGTTGCCGAAGCAGACAAAAAAATAGATGAACTTCAAAAACAATATGAAGAGCAAAAAACAACATTAGAAGCATCATTGAGGGAAGGGGTAGACTTTACCGTTGCTCTCAAAAAAAGTGACAGATTTCCGGGTTATGCAATGTATGACAAAGACGGAGAGGTTTTTGGACAAACATACACAACCAAAAAAGAAGCCGTTAAGCACGCAAGGGATATGGTTGCCCATGAACAATTAAGACATTCTCAACTGGTGGCAGAGATATCTAAACTACAAGAATTGCCAAATGTTCAAGACCTTGTCCCCCCCGCCCCCTTCTCCAAAACCTGGCATGAGCAGGCCGTCAAGCGTCTTATCCGCTACGCCGCCGAGAACGGCTACGATGGCATTGGCTGGACACCGGGTGAGGTGCAGGCAGAGCGGTATGATTTGAGCAAGCAGGTTTCCCATGTAGTTTATCAACCAAACCGTAATAACTTGGTTGTTTTTGGGCTAAACAATGAAAAACTTATTAGTGAAAAAGTCGAGCCTGAAAAAATACAGGACTATATCGGAAAAGACCCAGCGCGTAAACTTTTAGAGTCTCCGACACGTAAAAATATAGCACAGGATGATGTGCATGTCATTGAAGGTGACGACCTCAAAGTCGGCGGCGAGGGCATGAAGGGTTTTTACGACAAGATCATCCCAGACTTTGCCAACAAGTATGCTAAGAAGTGGGGGAGCGGGGTTGAGGATAAGCAGATAGAAGCATATAATTATAAGCCCAAAAATGCAGTTGAAATAATTAAAGAAAACAATGAATATGGCGTTTATTCTGATGGTAAATTATTAAAATCTTTTACAAACAAAAGGTTAGCAGATAAATATGCAGATGAGTTTTTAGACACTCAAGAGCCTGTTACCGTCCACTACCTCCCCATAACCGATGCCATGCGTTCCGATGTTATGTATATGGGGCAGGAGTTATACGCTGGACTACCCCTGACCGATATGTTCAACAAGGCCATACCCAAAGAACAACGGGAAAGTGCCTATGCCAAGCTGATAAACCGCTTTGCCCCGATAGAGAACGCCATGAAAGAGGCAATCAAAAACGGCGCACAAGGGATAATGGACATTGGCATAAGGGCAAGGGAATATCTTGGCATTGCCGGGAAATTCCAGGCTACCATGAACGACAAGACCTTCAGGATCACCAAAGACGGCAAGATAGAGGACACCGGCGAGGGCTTGCGTCCGATATTGCAGGATTACGAAAAGTTAAACAAAGCGGACAAAGACCTAAACGACATCGGCCTGTATCTTGAGGCACGGCGGGCCATTGCCGATAAGCGTGGAGTTGTCAAACTTCCTGGCGACAAAAACGCCAACGAAGTCATGATGGAATTGCGGGAAAAATACGGCGACAAGCTGGACGACTTCTCCGATATTGCTGACCGGGTGTATGCATTCCAAGACCGGGTATTGTCTCAATTGGTTGACGCTGGCATTATGTCAAAGGATTTATACAAGTCAATCAAAGAGAACAACCCGGACTACATACCTTTTGACCGGGTGATGGAAGAGCAAGGGTTCATCGGCGGGCCGAAGTCAAAGCGGATATTTACAGATGCCAAGAACCCGTTAAAAACAATCAAAGGCTCTGTCCTGCCGATAGAAAACCCGTTTGAAAGCATACTCAAAAACACCTTCCAGATACTTGACCGGGCGGAAAGAAACACAGTTGCCAAAGGGTTGGCTGACATTGCCGAGTTTTTACCCGAAAGAGCCAAGAAGCTGAACCAGGCAATGGATGTCAAGGTAACTGACCAGTTAGGTACAGACGGCAATCCGATTAAGATAATTGAAAAGAAGGCGGGCAAGTTCTTCTATGTAGAGAACGGCAACCGAAAATTCATTGACATCGGATTAAACAAGCCCAAAGGCGTGATAGAGTATTATGACAACGGGGATAAGAAGTATCTCAAGCTGGACGAGAACCTTTACAATGCCATGTCCGGGTTGAACGATAGCCAGGTGGGTGATCTGGTCAAGATAATTTCCCAGCCGACCAAGTGGCTGCGGACGGGCGTGGTGATAAGCCCGGAGTTCTGGGTTCGCAACTCCATCAGAGACCAGTTTACCGCCTTTCTGCAAACGGACTTTAACCCCAGCACGATATTTGACACGATGGGATCGGTGGCCGACATTGTAAAGAAGTCTGACACCTATCACAACTGGCTTAAAACAGGCGGGGCGTATTCGGGCTTTGTGGACATCAACCGGGAGAACCTAAAGGAGAAGCTGGCTGAAGTCAAGAAGAACCCGGCGTTATTGCTTAAGCTGAATGTCCTGCAAACGGCTCAAGACATCTCCGGCGTGGTGGAGAATGCGACAAGGGTTGGCATTTACAAGCGGGCGTTAAAGCGTGGCGACACTGCGGTTGACGCTGGATTTAAGTCAAGGGAAGGGACGCTGGACTTTGCGCGCCGGGGATCGGCCATGAAAGAGGTCAATTCCCTGATAGCCTTCTTTAACCCGTCAATTCAAGGCACGGACAAATTCATCCGCACCATGAAAGAGAAACCCACCGAGACTACATTAAAGGCCGTTGCGTCCATAACCCTGCCGTCCCTGATGCTCTGGGCCATAAACAAGGATGATGAGGAATACCAGGAAATGTCATCCTGGCTGAAGGACTTATTCTGGAATTTCAAAGTTGACGGAACCTGGGTCAGAATACCCAAACCCTATCTTTACGGGCAGTTGTTTGGATCTTCCGTTGAAAGGATGCTGGATAGGTTTTACCGGGATGATCCGGATGCAATGGACGGATTCGCAAAGTCTATGATGGACGCTGTTTCCCCGGTGCAGGGCGATCCGGCCTCTACCTTACTGCCAACAGCCATAAGGCCACTGATAGAGAATGCGACAAATTGGTCATTTTTCAGGGAAGCCCCGGTGGTCCCAAAGAGCCGGGAAAGACTTATTCCTTCAGAACAATACTCCGGCGGGACTACGGAAACCGCAAAGGCCATAGGCAAACTGTTGGACTACTCCCCGTCAAAGGTGGAAAACATTGTCCGGGGCTGGGGCGGAACTACCGCTTACGATGCCTTGAAATTGTCCGATGCAATCTTTGCTCCGCAAAAAGAACAGCGTCCCGTTGGCATCTCGGGCAAATACTTTGTCAAAGGCTTTACCTCCAAACCGCCATTGATTAACCCCAAATCCAGCCAGCAATTCTATGACAACTGGACGGCATTAGACAGCGAGTTTAAGACTTACAATAAAATGGTGAAAGAGGGACGGCTGGCGGATGCCAACAAGCTGGCTGAAAAGTATGCTGATATTGACGCAGTGCATAAAATGGTGTTGCAGGCCAAGAACAAAATCAAAGAGATAGACGACCAGTTAGACCTTGCGGAAAAGGGTAACAAACCGGATGCTGAAAAGTTGGCAGTTATTGAACCACTTGAAAAACAACGGCTGGCAATCTACAAAGCGGCCAATGATCTGATGAAGAAACGGGCCGAAAGCATATCAGAGGAATACCGCAAGTTGCCAAAACAAAAAACCTCCCTTACCCCCAAGATGCCCTCACTCAAAATCAAACAATTTTAACACCATATTAGGAGACCACCCATGAAGCGGTTACTACTTACCCTGTTAATCGGCCTGGCAATCTACGGCTGCATTCCCTGTCCGGCATTTGCGCAATCAATTAGCCCGGCCCAACAGTCCTTGTATCTAAGGAAATCGGATTATGCTTGGAAGATTGACAACACTTATGCAACCACAGATACTATTACAGTGTCCTCAAAAAAATACTTGCAGCCGTTATCCTGTCCTGGTGGGATTGTTTCCATAGACGGCAAGGCTATCTTTACCGCTGGCACTGATAGCATGAAGATAGTGGTGTATGTCAGCAATTCACAATATGGATATCCACAGGACACCATGCAAATCTACGCTTTGGATAGTTTTAAGCTTCTTTCAGCAACCTCAATATCGTCCGGGAAAATTAACGCAGGTAACTTTCATTACCGATTTAATTTAGCTGGTGAATTTGGAACTAACGTATCATTTGCCCTTGTCCCACTCAATGGTGTTACGGGAAAACTTACTAAAATGGTAATTGGCAAAGAATAACAAAGCCATGAAACGGATATTTATATTTATACTGATTGCTGTTGCGGTAAGCAGTAGTTTTGCTACACATTATAGCAATAAGTATGTTTGTTTTGATGTTGCCGATAGTGTTATTATTTTGCCGGATAGTATTGTCTTCATTACTGCTGGGGCGCGGAATACTATAATCCGTAAACACAGCATTACTACTGATAGTATTATGGCTCATCTTTACGGTACGGCTGACAGCCTTGGCGGCAACCCCTGGACAAGCTATCTGCGGAGCGATGTAACCGATACCGCCGTTGTTCACGGAAAACTTTATATGGGTGCGGTTAATAACTATCAGTCGTATCTTGGCTATTTTGACAGCACCGGCAATTACCACGTTGGCGACCCGTTTGTGCTGGGGGCGTTTGGCGCAAACCGCAAGAAAACAATCATAGACCCCGGCAACGAATACGACATTGAAATAAATGTCAGCGGGGTTTCGGGGGGAAATTATCCCTATAACATTTATTGCAGTGAGGGAGACACCACTTACTACTGGTCTATTTACAACCACTACGGATCGGCTCCGGTAATTTATTCCAGCTACCCATTACACCTTTACGGGCCAAAGAATTTAACACCGGCCCTTGAACGGGAATGGAAACAGTTTGCAGTTTATGATAGCCTCAATAAATTAAGGGTTGCCATATTTGACACGGTTGGATATTCTCCAATTAAAACCTATGATTTGGCTGGTAATTTAAAGGCTTGGTTTGGACAAAGGTGTTCAACACAGTATTCCCAAGCCGAGACCCTCATAGCCAATAGCCAGGTAAAAGTTTACGGCTCCGACACCCTGACCATCTCCCACTCCGGCGACAACACCCATTATGCTACTACCGCAAGCAACCACCACTTTGATAAAAACGTTTATATTGACGGGAATGTAACAGGCTCCAGTTATTACGGCGGGTTGTGGCACCACGATGACGCAGGGGTAACGATATCATTTGCCGCTTCAGGGACATGGTATGCTTTTAGCGGCTTCAGACAGGGGATGCTAAACGGCTTTACAGCCGATAGTGCCAATGGAACATTAACAGCAATTTATGGCAGTAAATACCGGGTGCAATTTTGGGCCGCAGGGACTGGACAAAACAATCATGTCTATCATATAGCCGTTGCCAGGAATGATACGATACTTGTAAACACTGAAGATCACATGACCGGACAGTCGGGCGTGATAACTAAGATGTCGGGAGGTGGACACATTACCCTTGTGGCCGGGAGCGTGTTGAAGTTAAAGATACAAGACGCAAGCGGGACGGGAGACGGGACACTTTATAACTGCAATTTTATACTGGAAAGAATAGGCAATTAACAATATAAAAGGAAACTGAAATGAAGAAACTTATCTTGGTAATGACTGTTGTCTTGACGGCAACACTGGCAATGGCAAACGGGTGGGATGGCCCTACGTTTACTGGTGGTGGTTTGGGAACCCTTGACAGCTTATGGTGCATTGGCACTGCCCGAATAGGCGGAACACTATCGGTAACCGGGGCGTCTACTTTCTCAAGCGGGATAACGCAATCAAAAACCACTGTGTCCGGGGAGGCTGATGGCACAAGACACAATTCATTTACAATAACGCAGTCAAGCAATCCGGCTTCTTCGGCTGAAATAACCGGAGCTTACTTTGCCTTTAACCGGGCCTTTGGCGGAAATCCGACCTATGTCAACAACGCTGTTGAGGGTGTAGCAAGGCAGACTGGAATTGATAGTGCTGGTTCGGGGACTATCCGGGGCGGGTATTTCAGGACTTACACCACCGGCTTTGTCAAGACGCAAATGGGGCTTGATGTTTCGGCCCGGACAGGTTCGGATGCCATTTGCCGGGGCGGGACAGGATTCTTTGGGGCAAGAATCTACATGGCCCCTTACTTTGCAACCGGATTTGAGGATTCCGTTACCAACTTTCACGGCCTTTGGATTTACAACGAAAGCACTACAAACAAAATAAATAACGGGATTAGAATAAATGATGCCGGAACTACGGGGTACGATACACTTATCAATCTGAATGGTGCAACGGCATCTATTGACATTATTGGACATAGTGGACACGGATTAATAGATTCTGCTTCTGCTGGATGGGTGTCTAACAATAATTTTTATGGAGATTTCTTTGCCCCACGAACAATAGGAACCGGGCAGTTGGGGACGGCGGGGAATGCGTGGAATAGTTTTACGGGGGACACGGTGAATGCGTTAGCTGGTATTAAGGGGACGCTTGGCAAGGTGACGGTTATTGATAGTTTGCAGGTGGGAAAAATAGGGTTGACCACCAGCAACCTTTATAATGACGGGGGATATTTTAGGACTAACTTGACCGGGTTTAAAGGCAACAATTTATGGTTGCTATCAGGACACGGCTTCAATACTACTGCTGGTGGTAGTTTTTCGGCTGATAGCTTTAAAGTTGGTGCAACTGCCACTGATTCCGTTTTTGCCTATTTAACAGCAGGAAAAAAGGTTGTTGTGGTAGCGGACACACTCAAAGTGGCAGAAGGTCTTAAAACCGACAGCACTGCCTATGTCCTCAAGCGGATATTTATGCGGAACGACAGCCTGTTTTTTGTGGTTAATGCCGACACTTTCCGTGTAGTCAAAAAGTGAAATACCTCTTACTCATAATCCTGTTAGCCTCCACCGCACAGGGGCCAGCCTGTTTGTAAATGTAATTGTTGACGGCTTTAGAAATGGCTGGTGGAGAAAACAGGTCGCCGAAGGAATTAAACGAAACACCGAAAAGGAGAGGCCATGACCGACCGCAAAACCCTGACCTTTTACCGGGGCCAGTCTGACAAAAACTTCACCTGCACCAACGGGGATGTCTACGACAGCTCGGCCATTTTGGAGAAATCGGCAGAGTTCGGCCCGGTGGACATTTGGCACACGGAATATGCCAACACCGACAGCACAGTCAAGGGGGCCAATGGCGAGGAGTATAAAGGGGGCAAGCTGGCCAAGGGCGAATACTACGGCATAGTAGGATACCGGGCGGCCAAGCCAGGTCAGGAGATCGGCAAGCGGGTTATAAAGCTATTCCAGGTGCCGAAAGGATTTGACATGGCCAAGATCACAAAGGCCGATGACCTGTCTGTAAAAATGATGACCCTGCCCTCCGATATCCCGAACCCCAACCACCACGACCAGTACATCATACAATATTGTCAAATACATTCCGGGGGGGTCTCTTGGGATTATAGTCACGGATGTCTGACCATATACCGGAACTCGCCGCATGATGACTGGCAGCGGCTGATGGACATTTTAGTGGACAACGAAATAATAAATATAACACTAACCTAATATAAACTAACATTTTAAAGGGGACAAAATGACTTGGTTACAAAAACTATGGGCGTGGTTTGACGGAAAAAAGACAACCATCGGCGCGGTTGTCCTGATGATCCCGGCCCTGATTAATGAGGTGCTGATAGGAATATGGAACTTACCCCCTCATCCCTGGCTTGAAATAGCCGGGACGTGCAGTTGGATCGGGCTGGTTATCGCCGGTGGTGGTGCAATCCACAAGGCCCAAAAAGCTATCACGGCCAGCAAGGAGGGCTGACCGATGGGCCATGCCAAGCTCGGCCAGCGCATAGTAAAAAGAGACCGGCCCAAAGAGCCGGACACCTTGGGGCTTATATTAAGAATTGTCAAAGATCAAAAATCCCGACTGGACCAGGTTGTCCTGCAAATGGACGAGGCCGACCGAAAGCGAATTGAAGGACAGGCAGAACGAAAGGCGGACACGGCTGAAGTAAAGCAAATGATCGCAGACTTTAAAACCCATTATGAGGAGATGAAGGACACTTACGACTTTGTCCAAAGCCTTGTAAAGCGGATGCAACGCTGGGGAAGACCGTTACTTTGGGGAGTAGGGGCGGTATTGTCGGCGGTATTTGCCCTCTTAAAAATAATAGACTGGTTTAAAGGTCATAAATAAAGGAGCCAAATCCTCTTTAAGCGCATTTTAAAGCCCTTTTAAGCCACTCCACCCAAAAGCGGCCAATTTATAAAGAGGATATATCGCTTCACTACGGGGCAAGATAGAGGCCTCTGCGTTCAAATTAGGGGCATATCTCTGGAAACCTAACACAAAACAGGAGAAAATTATCATGAAACTTACTTTTAGGGGCATAATTGCCATAATTTTGGCTATAATTACCTCATATTTGGTAGTATATTTTATCGGCTGGCACAAAGGGAATGGGCAGACTGCCACCTCCATCAGCGCAGATGCTGGCCTGGGCACCCAGGAAAGTCTTAAAATTGCCCTGGCCGAATTAAAATCGTCCGATGAAATGATCGTAACCTTAATGGCCGGGGGTAAAGAGAACAATCGTAAACTAAAGATATCCGCAGCCACAATTGCAGACTTATCGGCAAAACTGGCAAAAGTGACCGGGGGAGGGGTGGCCTTGCCCGATACCGGCGGCTGGGCGGTTTACCAGGACAAGTATCTGACCGCCTTCTTCAAGTCGGCCCCGGATACCGGGTATCTGTCCTATTCCCTGAACGCCCGGCCCCTGAAGGTGTCGCTGATAGAGGACTTGGATAATACCTGGAGCGGCTATGCTTGGGATATCCTGGACGATGTGCCGATACCGATAGACAGCCTTGAAATTCAAAGGAATAGGGACTTTGAGCCGCCGAAATCATGGTTCAGAAAGCTCGGAACCTTTACCAAGTATGCCGGCGTGGCGGTGGTCGCCGGGACTGCCGGGTATATGGCTGGCAAAGTGTTTTAAAATAGCGTCCTGGGTAAAGCCAGGGAATGCCGGATATAAACGGCAACTAAGTGCGGTTGCGCCAAGTTCAGGAATGCCCTCCTGCTGATGGTGTGTAAAGATTCCCTTGCCGTGAAAGTCCGGCCAACAATAAAAACCCCGGTCAGCTTACAAACTGGCCGGGGTTTTTCTAATCGATCTAAAGTATTTGGTTATTAAAAGTTTGCTATGCGAGCCTGTAAAATTGTCAGGTATAGGCCCATAGCATCGGCCTGCTGTTTTAGCCGTCTCCATTCGGCAGTTGAAATATCTTTGGGTGTTCGGAGAAACTCCTCCAGCTTATCCAGCTTGCCCGCCAGTTCCTTTGCTTCCGCAACTACCCTATCTTGCCAAGTTTCCATTTTACCCTCCTGTTTAAAGTTAATCCGTTAATGCAACTATCTGTATTGATAAGTCATGGGGCCATCCTATCACCAGCCTTTCGTTGGGTGGGTTATTTGGTTAATCCCAATCTTCTGACAATCCTTCCCGAATTTGGGCGGTAATACAAGATGACATATGATAATGCCATTCTCCGTCCTTTACTTGCGGGAACAACTCACAAATAAACGACCAAAAGAGATACTTACCGTGTTTGTTTTTGGCATTGTCGAGAAGAATGCAAAACTTCTTCATCTGTTTTTCCGGCACATCATAGATGCGCATTGGTTTCTGTTTTGTCCAGGGCCATTTTAACTTCATCTTCTCCTCCTATTGTTTATCCGGCTTTTGGGCCGGGGTTGGTAGTTTTGGTAGTTCCATCCAGTATGTTATATTAAACAAAAACTCGCTTCCACCCCACTCTAATTCTTGTTGCACTCCATGAGATGTCTTAGATGTTTTTATAGATTGCAAATGCCCTATTCTAACATCTCTCCGCTTTTCTTTATTGAAAGTTTCCCACTCATCAAGCAATAATACTGTTTTGTTAAAATCGGGCGGGAATTTAACTGGAACCCATTTCATTTTCTCCCCATCCTCCAGGCCATAGGGCCGGTTAGTGTTTTAGCCCGTTTAATGTATTGATACTTGTCTATTCGTTTTAATCCTTTTATGTTTGGGCCAATGGGGACATATTCGCATCCAACCAATATGCTGTCCATTTCCGTCGTATCAGCCAAATACGCCTCCAGATCGGCCCAAGTGATGGCTTCTCTTTGTGTCTGGGCTGCCAGCAATGCAACGGAATATAAACCGCTAACCTCGCTGCGATACTTTGACTTGTTTCTTGAAGGTGCTGCCTTAATCGTATCACACCCGCCATCGGCATAATGCAGGTAGATTGTTGTGGTGTCGGGCCGTGGTGTAATGTGGACTTCATTGACGCTCCAAGCGTTGGTCGCTGTGCCGATAGTGTTTTTTTGTCCCCACTTAACAGAACAGGGAGGGCTTGAGTGTATTGTCTGTTGCCCCCACGCTGTCCCGGCCAGCAGTAGCAGTAATGGTATGAGCTTTTTCATTTCACTCCTTCTCCGCTGCTGCCAGCTTTTTTAGTATTCTATAAACCCTGGTGTCATCTGTATCATCCATTAGTTCCTTTAAGTCTTTAGCCTCTTGGTTTGATAGTTTAAGTATTTTCATCTTTCACTCCTTCTCCCGCTTTAACGCTGGGGTGGTATAGTCAGAACATTTATGTTGTGCTTCCTGTTGGGTTGAATATGGACACTTAAATACCTTTCCATCGTGTAAGTGGGCAAAGCAGTCGGTTCCTTGCGTATTTTCCTTTGTTTTACCGTGATGCTCGTATTTAAGTTTTCTGTCCTCTATGTCTTTCAACACATATGCCATCGTTGCTCCGTCCCCCATTACTCGTCCTCCTTCTCCAGCTTTAACGCTGGGGTAATTAGGTTTGCCAGTGCCATTATTACCTTTGGTAGACCTCTTGCCAACATTGAGTCTTCTATTGCCCTACAACAAATATCACAGTATTTTAACCTTCGTTTAAAAAACGAACCATTCCTACCATATTTCCATTTAGCAAAGTCTTTCGGCCTTTTGTAATATTTACCGCAGACGGGACAATGGCATCTCAATTGGCTCATCTCACCTCCCCCGTCTCTCCGGGCTTGCCGGGGAGGGCGTGCTTGAGAACAGCTTGAAGCTCATCATAGTTAATATAATCTCCACGGGGGTCTTCCACTACATCTGTAATGCACTCTTCGGATGTAATTGAATAACGTGGCAACTTCTCTACCGCCTCCACCAGCCCCTTGTTTTCTGCCTTGAGCCTGATGACCGTTGCCTTTAAGCTAATATTATCTTCTTTTATGTCCTCCCAATACTTCAGGGCGTTTTCAGAAGCCTCAAGTTTGTCCTTCGCCTCGGCAAGCTCTTTCCTTACCGTCCCCAACCCCCGTACTGTTGATGCAAGATATATGTCCTTTTCAGCAACACACTTTGAGCATTTGTCGGCAAGCTGGGTGGTAATGGCGGTTAGCTCGGCTTGGTTGCCTATCTTGTCCATTAAGTCTTTTGATAGGGTTTTGTTTGGCGTATTTGCAGCATACACTGCCAAAGCAAGTTTCGCTGCGGGATCGTTGTCTATCCTCAATACAAAATATTCTGCCTCCGGGTCTATTGGATTGCCGTTTGCTTTAGTAACGACATACTTATTGTAAAATCCTTGTTCCATCTCACTTCTCCTTATATTTCCCGCCGCATCTAAGACATCCAGCCTTCAGCATAACGGCAGGGGGTTTGGTTATATTTTTGTTGCCTCAATAAATCTCATTGACAATACAACGTAAGAGCCTGTCATCTTGGAAGCAAAAGCATAAGCCACCTCGGCAAAGTTCCGGCCCGTGACCTCATCATGGAATATCTTTGTCCCGGACAGGCGGTAGGAAACTGAATATTTCAGCATTTTATTAACCTCCCCAAGTTCTCTTTTAAAATCACCTGGATGCCGCTATCCCGCAGTGCATGGATCAGGGCCATAACCTCATCATGGCTCGGCTCAGGCAGGGTGTGGCCCTTGCTGTCGGCTCCGATGTTCACAAAGTCCGGGCGGCCAATCAGGGCCAGCATCGCCCGCAGGTTAAATTTCATAATCGGCTCCACCGTTACAAAGGTCTTAAATCCTCCAAGCTGGCAGTGATACATTCCATGCGCCCGGTGGAGGGCAGTCGGGGCCTTGCTATATCTTGCCAGTATTTCAGCATTGTCCGTCTCTATTGTAGTGCCGAGGGTTGACTGGC